CACGCGGCAGTGGCCCGAGAATAAGATCGGCGCGGCCATTAACACCTTAAATGCCGCGCTTGCGGAGCCTGACTATTGGGAAGAAGAAGCCAAACGCTACGCAGGTAACGCAGACTTTTGGCGGAGCAAATACAAGGCGCTGGCGCAGCCTGTGCAGAAAAGCTCACGCAAAACGGTGGGGCGTTCTAACCGGCGATGAAGTTGACGCCGCTATCCGAGCAAAGGAAAACACATGACCGACAACGTAAAACCCTTTATTAAAGCCACGACACCTGATAACGGAGACGCTATTGCGATGCTTGAGCAGTGGCTGGAAGACGCCAAAAATGGAAAGATTGTCACGGTCGCCTTGGTGGGTAAGCTCATCGGCGGTGAATGGCAGACCGGCATGAGTAGTTCGCAAAACAGTCTTGAGGATGCAGCCATGCTGATCGAACTTGGAATCCGGCGTCTTGGTTTTAAACAGAGGTGAAAAATGAACAGAGACGACATCATCCGCATGGCGAGGGAGGCTGGAAGCTATCCAGCCGCCCCAGTAGACAGAGCGTTATTGCTCTTTTCTGAATCTCATCTTGAACGCTTCGCCGCCCTTGTTGCCGCTGCCGAGCGTGAGGCGTGTGCGAAGGTGTGTGATTCAAGCATTCACGACACTTACATTGGGGGCTACACCGGAGCAATACACAGCGCAAGACGCGAATGCGCCGCAGCCATCAGGCAAAGGGGGCAGGAATGACAGACGATCAGATCATTGACCTAGCCCGTAAATTGGGTTGGAACGTGGAGCATGCAGAAACCAACAAGATGCTGCTGCTATTTGCAAGAGACATAGAAGACCGCATCCGCGCAGAGGTAAGAAATGAAGTGTAGTTGTCACCCCGATAGTCCGTTTCATTGGCGGCAGAACAAGCGCCCAAGCATGTTCCAAGCTGATGTGAACTTCAGGGCGCCCAAGTCTGGGCAAACACATAGCCAAGTATCTACAGCGAACGTGGAGAAGATTCGTGCGGAAGGCAAAAGCGCGGGGTTTTTGCGGGGCATCAGCAAGAACCGAGAGGAAGAAATCTTGCGTGTGCGAAACTTTTTAACTTTCAGCCTAGCGGTAGTGAACAATGCCCAACGGAAAAACACGGACGATCAAGTGCCCCAAGTGCGGGGCATGGACAAACGTACTGGAGTCGAGAAGTGACGAAAGCAAGACGTACCGACGCAGGGAGTGCGGCAACCTCCACCGCTTCACAACGGTCGAGCAAATCTATGAGGGAACAATTCCTCGCGCTGCGCGAAAACCTACAGAACGGGACACACAACCCGTTTCAGAAAGCCGACCCAGTTCTTCTGGAAAAAATAGAACGAGCGATACGAAAGGAGGGCCGACCCGAAAACTATGAGGATGCACCACTATGACAGACACCATTGAAACTAATGAAGGCGCCCCCACAAACAAGAGGCGCGGACGTGGGCCCGGTAAACGGCCTGCATTGGTAGTCACTAGCTTGCGGCTACCAAAGGATGTGATGGAGTATTTCAACACCCACTATCCGCATAAGAAGCAAGCCAAGATGAGGGAAGTTCTCTCTAATTTTGTCAATCAACAAGGAGCCCAAAATGGCTAAATCAACTGCACAAAAAATACGTGACTACATGGAGGCAAACCCCGACGTTGCCCCCTCGGAATTGGCGCGACGGCTAAAAATCAAACGCGCCTACGTGTACATCATCCGCAGCCAGATGAAGAAGGCAATGACCAAGGCCCGTAAAGCCGTAGCCGCGCCCAAGACGGACGGCGTGGACATTGACGCAGTGCATAAGAAGGGCAATTGGAAAACCCTAGCCGCAGTAACCACAACCAAGCCGCTGCCGATTACGATGATCGAGAAGCCGCACGACCCGGTGACCAACCCCGCCCACTACACCGACGGGGGCGTGGAGACTATCGACTTCATCGAAGCGAAGGGCTTGGGCTACCACCTCGGCAACGCGGTCAAGTACATCAGCCGCGCCGGGAAGAAGGGCACCAACGCCGGGTTGGAGGACTTGAAGAAGGCGCAGTGGTACATCGCCCGTGCCATCGAGAAAAACGAGTACGCCAACCCCACCCGCTGACATAACAATTGTTATCGTCAGGGTTTAACCTAGCCGCCTTCGGGCGGCTTTTTTGCGTCTGGGCCTTGACAAAGTAAAACGCGCCGCTATGATGCGATGACCGTTCCCTGAAGAAAGTTAGAGATGGCAGCAACGCCCGAGGCCAAGGTCAAGGCCAAGATCAAGAAAATCCTGACCGACCACAACGTCTACTACGCTATGCCCATCGGCACTGGCTACGGCAACAGCGGAGTGCCAGACTTCCTGTGCTGCATGGGTGGCCTGTTTGTGGCAATTGAAGCCAAGGCCAACGGCAACAAGCCGACCGCGCTGCAAGAGAAGAACATGCGCGAGATTCGTGCAGCAGGGGGCGTGGCGATTGTGGTGGACGAGGACAGCCTGCCTCAACTTGAATCGAAAATCGCTGCCGTTTGCGCAGCATCCAAAGCAGCACTTGCGCTATCTGAAGTATCGGCCAATGCAGATTCTCACGATTGATTTTGAGACGTACTACAGCGCCGACTTCTCGCTGTCGAAGATGACCACCGAGGAGTACGTACGTTCGCACGAGTTTGAAGTTATCGGTGTTTCGGTGCAGGTCGATGCGGGTACGCCGGTATGGTTTACCGGCAGCATGATGAAAATCGAAAATTGGCTGAAGCAATTTTCATGGGACAAGTCCGTGGCGCTAGCCCACAACGCTGTGTTCGATGCGGCGATTTTGAACTGGTGCTTCGACATTCGCCCGAAGGGTTGGCTGGACACTTTGAGTATGGGCCGTGCGCTGCATGGCACCGAGGTTGGCGGTAGCCTGAAAGCCCTCGCCGAGCACTACGGCTTGGGCGAGAAAGGCACCGAAGTTGAGAATGCCAAGGGACTGCGCCGAGCCGACTTTCACCCAGACCAGTTGGCGCGGTATGGCGAGTACTGCCGCAATGACGTAGCCCTTACCTACTCACTCTTCCAAGCGATGAGCGACGGGTTCCCGCCGACTGAGTTGCGTCTGATTGATTTGACCGTGCGCATGTTCTCGGAACCAGTGCTTGAGCTTGATTACGGCAAGCTGAACGTGCATCTGAGCAACGTGCGGGAGAAGAAGCGCGAGTTGTTGGAGTCAGTTGAGTTTGGCAAGGACGAGTTAATGTCCAATCCGAAGTTTGCTGAACTCCTGATTCGGCTTGGCGTCGAGCCCCCGATGAAGATTAGTTTGACGACCGGCAAGGAGACTTACGCATTCGCAAAGAATGACGAGGCCTTCAAGGCGCTACTTGAGCACGACAACCCGGTGGTGCAGGCGCTAGTCGCTGCACGGCTTGGCACGAAGTCCACGCTTGAGGAAACCCGCACCGAGCGGTTCATCGAGATTGCCAACCGGGGAAAGCTGCCCGTACCCCTACGCTACTACGCAGCACACACTGGGCGGTGGGGCGGGGATGACAAGGTGAACTTGCAGAACCTGCCGCGTTCATCCCCCCTGAAATACGCGATCAAAGCGCCGACTGGCACGGTGCTGATCGACTCTGATTCTTCTCAAATTGAAGCCCGTACGCTGGCATGGCTTGCGGGTCAAGACGATCTGGTGGAGGCTTTTGAAAATGGGCAGGACGTTTACAAAATCATGGCTTCGGCTATCTACGGCAAGGAGCAGAGTCAGATTACAAAAGACGAGAGGTTTGTTGGCAAGACTACGATTTTGGGGGCTGGGTACGGGATGGGTGCGGCTAAATTTAAGGCGCAGCTTAAAACTTTTGGCGTTGAAGTTGCGCTGGAAGAAGCGCAGCGGATTATTGACACGTACCGGCGTACGTATCCCCGTATTCCAGAACTATGGAAATCGGCGGCGACTGCTTTGAAGGCGGTACTTCAAAACAGCGCAACCACCCTTGGCCGAGGTGGTCTGTTGGAGGTCGAGGGCAGCAAAGGTATCCGGCTCCCCAATGGTCTGTACATCAAGTACCCCAACATCCGTCCCTACGAGCGGGACGGCAAGGTCGAGATTGTTTACGACACCAAGCGGGGCAAACAGGTCATCCCCAACCGCATCTACGGCGGCAAAGTAGTGGAAAATGTGTGTCAGGCGTTGGCCCGAATTGTCATTGGTGAGCAGATGCTGATGGTAGCCAAGAAGTACCGTGTGGTGATGACTGTGCACGATGCGATTGCGTGTGTCGCGCCTAAAAAAGAGGCCGAGACAGCCAAGGAATACGTGGAAATGTGCATGCGTATCAGGCCGTCTTGGGGTTTAGAACTACCTTTGAACTGCGAAGCTGGATATGGCGAAAGCTACGGAGACTGCTGAGATGGTGAAACTAACAGTTGTTAGCAAGGAGCCACCGCACGAGGAACCAATGATTGATTACGCTTACCCGTGCATGATGGCTGAGAAGGCGATCAAGGATTTGCACAACGCAATGTTGGCAAAGAAATACACCGAGGCGTTGGTGCATGCTGAAACCGCCCTAGTTGAAGTGCGGCTGACCGCAGCGGCTGTTCGGCACATGCAAGAGAAAGACAGCAAATGAGCATCGTCTGGTCGTTCAGCAGCCTGAAAACTTTTCAGCAGTGCCCGAAGAAGTACTACCACACCAAGATTGCCAAGGATGTGGTCGAGCCTGATACGCAAGCGACCATGTACGGCAAGTCGGTGCACACCGCTGCCGAGGAGTACATCCGGGACGGGACCCCTTTGCCCAAACCCTACGAGTACATTCGTCCGTACTTGGACCGTCTAAACGGTATCCCCGGCGAGAAGTACTGCGAACTGAAGTTGGGGCTAACCGAAAACCTAAAGGCATGCGATTTCCACGCCCCGGACGTGTGGTGGCACGGCATCGCCGACTTGGTTGTGATCGACGAGGAACGGGAACTGGCTCATTCTGTGGACTACAAAACCAGCAAGAGCGCCCGGTACGCCGACATTGCCCAGTTGCAGTACGTGGCAGCGGGTATCTTCGCCAAATTCCCCCGCATCAAGAAGGTGCGTTCTGCACTATTGTTCGTGGTCAGCGAGGAGTTTGTGAGGGCAGATCAACATGCCGACCAAGTAGATCGGTATATGGAGAAGCCCAAGCAGGACCTTGCACGAATCAAGTCGGCGCTGGACAATGGCGTGTGGAACCCGATTTCCGGACCTCTCTGTAAGTTCTGCTCAGTCAAGCAGTGCGAGTACAACAGGAGCCCATGATGCCCTACGTTAACAAGCCCCGGCCATACAAGAAAGAGTATGAGCAGTACGACGGCACCGAGGCCGTTAAAAAGAAACGTGCTCAACGCAACAAAGCCCGCCGCATGATGGAGCGCGAAGGCGCAGTGCACAAAGGCGACGGCAAGGACGTTGACCACAAGGTAGCACTTAGCAAGGGCGGCACCTCCGCCCGAGGCAACCTCCGGGTCAAGTCTGCATCAGATAACCGTTCGTATCCCCGTCAGAGCAACCACAAACCGAAGTAATCAGATGTCATTAGAAAAGTATGGGTGGCCCTGCCCGCCCGGCTTGCAGCCGTTCGATCATCAGAAGCAAACAGCAGAGTTCTTGGTTAGTAACCGCAAGGCGTTCTGTTTCAATGAGCAGGGCACTGGCAAAACGGCGTCCGTCATCTGGGCCGCCGACTACTTGATGAGCCTTGGTGCCATCAACCGGGTGCTTGTCGTATGCCCGCTGTCGATCATGAAGTCGGCTTGGCAGAACGATCTATTCAAGTTTGCGCTGCATCGAACCGTGGCAGTGGCTCACGGCACCAGAGAAAAGCGCAAGAACATTGTGCTTGGTGATGCCGAGTTTGTCGTAATCAACTTCGACGGGCTGTCCATCGTCAAGGAAGAAGTCATCCAGAGCGGCTTCGATTTGATCGTGGTCGATGAGGCATCGGCGTACAAGAACGCGCAGACCGACCGTTGGAAAGTATTGCGCGACATTGCGCGGTCCTCCAAGGGGCTGTGGATGCTCACCGGAACTCCAGCAGCGCAGTCGCCTGTGGATGCGTACGGACTGGCTAAGCTGGTCAACCCGACCGGGGTGCCTGTATTCTTTGGGCAGTTCCGCGACATGGTGATGAACAAAGTGTCGCAGTACCGGTGGATACCCAAGCCGACTGCTATCCGCGTCGTGCACAAGGCGCTGCAACCCGCCATCCGATTTGAGAAGGCCCAGTGTCTTGACCTGCCTCCGGTTACGTTCGTAGAGCGTGACGCCCCC